GGATGTACCACTACGGGCAGTTACCGTAACGATCTCTTCTGAAACTGTGTCCTGATCAACGATAAGTGTATAGGGAAAGAGCGACGGCCAACCAGTAGCAGCAGCAACCTGCATAGACGTAGTAGAACCATTAACGTCAGAGGTAAGCGTAGTACGTCGGGCAACCGATGAGTAGTACCTAGAAACGGCCATCTATATTCCTATCATCTGGTGAAATAACTTCTGTTGGGGAAGACTGACTGCAAGCCCTTCGTCTCCTCAGCAAAGCGCACTTGGTACATTTGCAGGAGGAAGCGAGCAACCTGAGCAGAGTTGCCAACCGGACGCATGTTTGCACTGAAGTCAGCCTCAGCACTCATACCCGACAGGTGAGCAGTATCAAAGAATGGAGTCATACGGTAAGCAGCACCCAGACGGATAACGTCTTCACAAGAATCAGGAAGACCAGTTACAGTTGAGAACACGTCACTATCGTTATCCATTGGTGAAGGTTGCTTAGTGAAAACGACTTTCACTGAACGACCGGGAACGATAGCGTCATAGAGACTGATCGTGGCACCAGTAGAGAACGAGCCAACAGCAGCGTGCTTATCAACACGGTAGCGACGGACAGGGAGCCACTCTCTTGAGGGACCAATAGAAGACCACGAAACCTGAAGCACATCCAGAGCACCAGCAGGCAGCGAGTATGTAGAGACGGCAGGGTTAAAGTTAAACGTCGTCTCACCCACACCAAACAGTTCAGGGTGCACCGCACGAATAGCCTCGTTGATAGCATTCTTCACAAGGAAGCGAGGAAACATTGGTGAAGACACCACGCGAGTACCAGCAGCATGAGTACTAGCGGTAGTACTACGGAAGCCACGACCATAAGGAGGCAACAGCATGTTCTGCGATACGGTGTCCACGTTGTCCACGAACAACAACTCTGTGTCAATCTCCACAATGCCACGGGACATAGCAGTAGTGTCAGACACCTTCAGTGTCGTAGCACTAGCAGAGACAGACTCCGTAAGGAACGTAGCCTGATCCTGCACAGTGGTAAAGCCCTGCAAATACATCAGGGTCTGGTCAGTCATCTCAGAGAATGTAGTCATCAGTCAGTCGCATTCACGAAGCGAGCAGCATTCTTATTAACAATCATGCTTGCCGGGGGATCAACATTTGCGTTATACGGACGACCAAGAGCACGGCTTGCAGTCTCAGCCTGACGGACCTTTTCAACTGTCGTCCCCTCTGGTTGGATACCATTCCTTCTGGCTGACCCATACGCAGTCAGATCGGTTTTGGTCTTCTCATACATAGACTTCAGCGGTGACACAGCCGTAGCACTTACAGTAACGTTCGCTGCAATCAAGCAATCGGCATACGAATCGTGATCTTTCGTGGCACAACCAGTGCGGCATATACTCATTCGATAGTCACATACTCTCCGAATCCGGCTGCAATAACAGCGTTGTATTCTTCATCAGTTAAGATCGTGAAACGACCACCACCGAAGTAGTAGTCTGCTTCGTCAATACTCAACTGGTCAGGGAAACTTGTAATCACACCAGAGGTGCCAGTTATCAACAGCGAACGACCCTCATCAATGGGGTAACGCTGGAGGAGGACGTTAGTGGAATAGGCGACAGGCTCCGTGGGAAGCGTCAGCACATACACAAGTAACTCCAAAATCTAGGGATGAAGATGGGGGCCACAGTTTCGTGAACCATGACCCCCACCAACAAGGTGTCTACGACTACGCGATAGACGAGGTTGACTCAATGCGGTACAGCGAAGACTCGCGGTAACGTGCCCAACCCTGAAGGCTGTACCAGCCGACGGGACGGAAACGCATCAACTTGTCAATGACCGGACCGATAACGATACCGGGTTCAACAGCGGTTGCCTCAGCAAGAGCCTGCTGACCTGCGATGATGGTGCGGTAGACCTTAGCCGAACTAGCACCGTCAGTTGCGGTGTACGCACGCGGGGTCTCCACGACGTATGCTCCACCGTAAACGCCAGTGGTGGCATTCAGGATGTTGCCCACGTTCGGGTCCGTGTACTTACGGATGTCCTCGAAGGAGTTGCTACCAGTCTCTGCACGGAGGTCATGTGCGACCTCTGGGTGCATGTAGGCTGCGTAAAGCATGGAGTCCTTCGGAACAGCGTTGGCTGCACGCAACTTAGCGACTGCACGGCGAAGGTCTGCACCCTCGATGTCGTCACCAGCGGTGAGGCCAGAAGTGGCCGTAGCCGAACCGGAGTAGATAACGTTCGTTCCAGCACGGAGAACGTTGACAACAATCTTGTCAATCGAATCTGCCATGTTGTATGCAACGATGTTAGCAATAGCCGGATCAACGTCAGAGAACGCGAACTCACCCAACTTGCGGGTGTTCAGCACGGTGTTGCCGTACTCGTTCAGCGTTACGCTGACAGTGTTGACGTTGCTGATAGCAACTGCATCGGGGTCAGTCGTCTCAGTGAGAGTGGACGTTGCAGCAGCAAGGTCCTGATACAATGAGAATACGACAGACGAACCGGGCATTGCCTGCTGTACGGGACGCTTATCCGCAAGGTTGCGGAAGAGCGGCTGCGAACGCAGAGCAAACTCAACATAACGATCGTATGCTGCTTGGACCAGACCGGCCATAGCAGCAGTTCCTGTGTATGCGTTAGACATGTAGCGTTCACCTCCTCAGGTGAATAGTAGAAACGGTTGGTTGTGAGGCTAGATAGCCTGCGGTCCAGAGGCGCTATTGAACAGAATCCGATTCAACTCTTCGGGCGTAGTAGCAGCACGAATAAGAGCATCCAACTGTCCAGCGTCACCGCTGAAGGTTTGACCCGAAGATTGCGCAGACGCAATACGGTTCAGTGCCTGTAATTCAGGGTTTGGAGCCACAGGCTTCTGCTCCTCACTTGAGGTTGATCCACCGAAAATGTCACCATAATCAGCAAGCCAAGCCTCCACCTCCTCAGCGGAGGTAACATCCTTCGGGATGAGAGCCGATACTTTGTCCGGCAATCCCTTAGATGCGATTACGTCCTTAACGGAGCGATCACGCAGAGACGACTTAAACGAATCCAACTGCTCTGCTAGGTCCTTGTTCTGCTTTTGCGCGGCACGATATGCCTTGCGTAGTTCCTTCATAGCGTTGGTGTCGTTAGGTGCACCATCGTTGTCGTCTTCGTCATCCCACTCGTAATTGGACATGCGTTTCTCCCTTACTATTCATTGATAGGTTAATCGCTACCCACACCACAACTCGGGGAAGTAGTGGTGGCTGTAACTACCGGGCTAATACGCAGTGGAGGCCGGTCGATTCCACTGGGGTTTAAGGTGAGCAGTTTTTGGACAATACTCAGGTCACACTACCCACTAGGGGTAACTTAGATTACCTTTCCACGCGATAGCGAGGCTGAGGTAAGGGCAGACGCGCCACCGAAGCGTGCACGTTCACGGGACTGAAGGCCACGAACCTTCTCTTTAGCCTCAATGTCAAGGTCAAGGGTAGACAGTGCTGACTCTTCAGCAGAGAGAAGACCCTTCTCAATGTCAGCAAGACGCTTCGTAGAGCGTTGCACGTCAGCGATCTGTGTAAGTTCAGGCTCAAGGGCAGTGCCACTAATGTCACCACCACGACCGAAGAACTCACCGACACGCTCAGAGACACCAGCACCGAACTCAAGACCAGCGCGTGTGGCAAAGCCACCAACGATGGCAGCGTTAGCACGACGGTTAATCTCACTGGAGGTACGGGTTGGGTCAAGGACGTAGGAGACCAGCGTTGCTGGGTCAACGTTGTAGAACTTCTGCAACGAGTCACGCACCTCTTGAGGTGTCTCAGCAACTACACGTTGAGCGTCCGATACTCGGTCACGCACCTCTTCTACGGAGACACTGAAGTCACCAGCAAGTTTCGCAATAGCATCATACTCTGACTGACTACCCGCATTGCCAAGGAAAGACTGCAATCCTGCATCACGGAATACTTTACGGTATGAACTTTCAAGGCGAAGGTAGTCGCCCTCATTACTAACATCCGTAATGCCGCGTTGCTGCAAAGCAGTTAGACCCTTGAAGCGAACCTTGTATGGTTCAGTCTGCTTTAGTTTTTCAGCAATGACTTCGGTGTTGGGTCCCCAGTCATTAATAAGAGACTCAATGTTGCCAGCAAGGGAACCAAGGTTATACTGATTAAGTATGTTAGTAAGGAATGACTTGGCACCTTCACGGGCTTGACGGTTGCTCTCTTTGCGATCCCGCTCAAGACCTTCGTAGTACTCGCGTTGTGTTCGTTCGGCAGCACTTTCAGTAGCAGCGGCAGGACCAGCAGGAGCCGCTTGAGTAGTAGGAGCGGGAGCACCCATCTGACGTAAGGCATCACGTTCAGCAGCAGCAAGATCGACACCGGGGAAATCTGCCTGAGTCATACCATAGAAATTAAACCCAGACATATCTGGCATAATGTTGAAGTCTTGACTCACTCAGATCACCTAAGCCCAAACATTCTCAGAAGATCGGTACCGACCTTGGTGTACGTTTCGTAGGCGTTATTCGTCTTATCCCAACGAGGATCCTTACGAATCTCACTCTCAAACTCATACAAAGGAACAACCCGTGGCTTACCATCTGCACCAGTACCCTGAAGACCACGCTTCAGTAGAGGATCATCAAGAGAAATCTCATCCTCGTTAACCTCAAGCAACTTAGCAGCAGCAGAACGGTATGGCCTAGAGATAGCCTCAGGGTCAAAGCCCTTCTCAATGCGGTCAGCCCATGCAGGGTAAGCACCCATGAGATACGTCGTGCGCAGTTCCTGCTTCACATCGTCAAGCGTCTGCTGTCCAAGAGTCATGTTACCGACATACTTAGCAAGCATAGACCTGTCAATAGAAAGACCATTACGACTAGCCCACTGGCTTAGGTCGTTCTGGAAGTCACCAGCAGTACCCCTAAGGTCTTCGCCAGTCTCAAGGGTGTCAGCAAGGAACGGACGTAGGTTAAGGTCAATCTCTGTTACACCCCAGTTATTCCGCCACGCTTCGCGTGCAAGAATATCTAGTTGACCTTCAGGTAACTCAATACCATACTTCTCAATGGCAGCGTTAACTGCCTGACGCTTAACATCAACAGCACGGTTAACGTCAGCAGCAAGTTCGGGACGAGCACCCTGAATCTCTGCCTCAGCCTGAGCACCGTACAGATTCTTGAAGTACTCAACCTTAGGAAACTCACGGTTAACGTAAGCGGTGATAATGGTAGTGTCACCATCGGAGTTCCTGATAACCTTGCGAAGATCATTCCAGAACTTGCGTACACTACCAGTCTGATCCTTAGAGGCAAGATTCAGGATAAAGTTGTAATCATTCCTGATCTTCTTAACCTCATCAGGGGTCAACGGTTCAGCCACCAGACACCCGCTTCTTTTCGTTAATGAAACCAGTCATCGCATCAAGGACAGTAGTATCTACTTGGAAGTCTTGGTACTCAGGATTCTTAGAGATAAGATCACGAAGGATATCCTCACGTCCTTGAGACGTAAGACCCTGCTGAGTCACAGAAGAACCAGTGGTAGACGTAGTAATCTGTGGTTGTGCTATTTCAGCACCACGCATCCGCTTAGTGATCTTGTCTAGTTCCTTGTCATCAACAGGACGACCAATCAGTTCGATAGCCAAAGCGTTGGCAGTGGCACGAATGTCGGACTCAGCCATCATGGTGCGTGATGCTACTGGCCCCCTGTAACGTCCACCACTACCGTCACCCCCGCCACCGCCTGCCTCAGCCTGAGAAAGAATGTAGTCGATAACGTCTACGTTTTCCTTCTCGCCCTGAGCAAACCTAGATGCTGCTTCGTTAGCAGCCTTAGCAAAAGCATCTTTAATTGATTCTGGCGATTTCGCTCTAGGTCCAAGGTAATCAGCGGCACGCAAGGCCATAACAAGATTATCGTATTCGGACCTATTGTTAGCCTTAAGTCCTGTGAGCCAACCATCCGGTCTATCTTTAGTAAGGTCATAGACAGTGGTAATGCGAGGAAGAGTGGGTGCACCCTCGGGAGTGCGAGTAAGACGATCTGCCGTTGCGCCAGTAGTAGTGCCCAGAACAACGCGAGAAATGTTAGCATTCCACGGGGTAGTGTCACCAGTTACTGTAACATCTGTTTGCTCCTGTGGAACAACTGCCGCAGCAGCCTTCTTTATTCCTTCACGCGCACCACCGCAAACTCCAGAAGGATCGTACGAACCGTCATTACAGAAAGCACCCATCAGTCATCCCCAAAAATATCGCCAAATGCTTCATTGTAAGAAACTTCATCAAGAATAGTTTCAATAAAGAACTGAGCATTAGGACTCTCGCTCTTTACCTGAGCAAACATCTGCTGCATTTCTGCTTCGATGCGCTGCCTCTCAGCCTTGATTGCTTTCTTCTGCCCGACAAACCCTGAAGCCTTGTTCTTGTACTCAAGATAAATGTCAATGGCGTTATTAATCTGAAGGGCATCTCCAGTAAGTTTACCATCACGTTCTTGCATGAAGGCAAGCATTTCGCGCATACGATCAAACGCAAGCCTGAAGTTAGCCTGAGTGTAAACACCAGTAGAACTACCAGTTACGCGATCCCAAGCAAGATTTTCAGAACGGTTGTATTCACGTAAACCTTCCTGCTCCTCGCGGTAACGTGCTGCTTCATCTGCGCTACGAGCGTTAGCAATTTTAACGTTATACTCACGACGAATCGTGTTATCGTTTTGCTTACCCTTCATGGCAAACAGTTCTTCAAGTTGCTCATCGACAGTCTTCTTAACCTTAAGGCCAAGAATGTTCTTACCAATGGTCCAAGCGTCCCAGTCAAACTCACCAGCGCGAGGCGCTAAGAAATAACGCACGTCCTCAAAGCCATTGCTAGCAAGAGACTTAGCCTCTTCGGTTTCAGTCCATTCCACAAGTTCTCGGCTAATCTGAATTTGTGAGAGTGCCTTTACCGGGCTGTCGTCTGGAGTCTTGTATGTTGATAAAGTAAACGGAAGAAAACTTTCCATGCTTGCGTAATCTCCATCAACAATCTTACCAGTGTTCATTGCATAAAAATCAGCAAGAGCAGCAGCAAATGGATTAGGCTCGCCGACGTTTGCCTCAACGTAATCAAGAAACTCTGGCTTAAAAAGTACATCCCGGTAGTCGCGGTAGAAGTCCTCCATTGAGTCAACCCCAAGGGAACGAGCCTGTTCAGATGCAGTGTTGCTGTATGTCTGTGGTGCGGCAGCACCAAATGTACTGAACACTAACTTGGTTACGAACAAGCCCCAAGAGATAGACTGAGAAGCCTTCCATTGATCGGTAGACTTAAACTCCGTAGGTGTTACTTTGTTGCCATCAATAACTCGCGTCTTACCGTCAACCGTAACAGTGAGTTTATCCATCTGTCCAGTAGCAACCATCAGTGCAACAGTATCAATCGCAGCCTGCGACAACTGTGAGTCCAACTGGTCGGGGTCAATGATTCGCAGTACTTTCGTAACGCCAGCAGGAAGAATAGTATTTAGAACATCCTGCGTCCAAGAACCCGTAGGCTGTGAGTACTGTCCCATCGTTGCGCTACGAAGACCCTGAAGTGATGGGAAAGTGTTAAATAGAGATGCAAGAAAAACACCGGAAACAGGACCCATGAATGATGGTGCTAACTGGTTCGGGTCGGATGAAGGAGCAACACCAAGAACCCTACCACCAATAAAGAATGGATCAATGTCTTGGAAGTCCTTCATATCGACACCGAAGTACCTTGAAGCAACGGAGGCAACAGCAGATTGCATTAGTTCATTGCCGGGGTAGGCGAAGTATTTGTCGCCGTTGTCATCCTCGAAAGTAAAGCCAGTGTCATCTAGGAGGTGGTATACTAAAGCGCCCTTCCAAAAAGCCTCTGGGCTATTTGTGGCTACGCGCTTCATGCGCCGGTAAAAATCCTCTGATGCACGGTAGTAACGTGATACGTTACGCGCTTTCCAAGCAAGGTTAGACCTGTTCGCCGGATTGTCAATATAGGAAAGGCTTAGTGTGTAGGCGTTGTCCATAGAAGAACGTGCGTAGAATGTGTCGGCAATCATGCGGTCCATGTCAGTGACCTCTCGGCCCTTAGACCTAGCCATCGCTTCTGCCATCTTACCGCGTGCGTTGCGAGTCTGTGCATACTGATCAAAGTAGTTTGCAAGGAAGATAGGCTCACGCGAGATGCGTGCGTTCTGGGCACCCATCCACCCGTAGGCCCGGTCAACACTAAGAAGTGCTGGCAACGTTTCCGCTACAGGAATCCAAGGCGTCTCGTCAACCTCACGGCCAAAAACGTACTCTGGTCTGTCCTTACGGTCAAACTTCAACAGTCTATCCTTTGAGACTCTAGGGGCGGCGGTGCCGTCACCAAGGTCTTCCCAGAATCCAAGGAACTTTCCATCAGACTTGTTAACAAACATACCGACGAGTTCATCGTTGATTGTGTAATCTGCTCGCATAAAATGCTGAAGAGTATTTTCAAAGTAAGCGTCAGCAAACTCTTCAATGCTCGCGTCATTCTTAATGCGGCTTAAACGACCAACGTAATCGTATGTCTTGTCATCGCGTATAGTCTTGGCAACGAGAGCCTTCGCCTCAGAGGCAGTAATCTGACCCTTACTAAGTTTGGCAATGGCCTCAACTGCTGCCTGACCCATTGCTCCGTCACCGTCAAGTGTGCGTTGAAGTTCTCTCCACCAGAAGGAAGCACCGTAAATCTTACTTCCGGTTTCCTTGCTTGCCTGAATTGGAACAACGTTTGAGTAACCACCAAGACGAGTAGAGTAGTCTCCAGCCTTACCAAAACCAACGCCGGGAGGAATGTCGTCTAGTAATCCTCTAGTTCCCTCAAGGAACATTGGGAAGCCACCACTGTTGAGGTAGGGTGCTGCTTCTGCAATTTCGTCAAGAAGCGCTACTCCGTGTGTTGAGTTAACAAAGAACCCGTATGCGGCTTCATCCTCAGGGGTCATCGCGTTTAAGTTAAGTCCACGCTTCTGTGCGGCAAGGGCTTTTATTGCAAGTTCAGCAAAAGCCTCAGGGTCGCCAGCGGCAAACTTCTGTAGTGCAATAACCTCATCGTCATAGCGAGTTGCTGGAAGAATTAGGTCAGCCATCCAGTTACGAAAACCGTTATGTGTTTGCCACTCAGTAAAGTAATCGTCAACCTTATCTGACTTTGTTAGTTGACGCTTAAACCATTCTGCTTTATTTGCAAACATACCAAGGCTAGACTTGTACACAAGTTGTGGTACACCATCTTTGTAAACTGGTGCACGCTTACCAAGGCCGTCGCGTTCTGTCTTAACGTAGATGCGGGGGCGAACCTTGCGCGTTGCTTGTGAAGCCCTACGACCTTTGTACCAGTTAGAAACTGAGCCGCCAGTAAGCCAGTACATGCCCGTCTCTTCAATGGCGTTACGCAGTGAGAAACGAAAACCAAAGAGAGTACCAATGCTCCAGTAGTCAGTTGCCTTCTGCGCTGTAGTACCAAGAGTATTACGCATCTTTCCAACGGGAATGATACCTAAAGAAACTTGAGAACGCAGGTCCTCAAACTCTTTAAGATTCGGCAGCGCAATATTGTCAGCGGTCTGGTCAAGATGCAGGGCATGTTCTATGCCATTTGAATCAGAAGAAAGAGAGCGAGTTACAATGGAGTCAACTTCTTCTTCAAGAATATCTGGAACCACACCACTGCGAACATCCTGAAAACGCTCGCTGGGAAGTTTCGATCCAGTAATTTGAAGACCGTAACGCTCACCCGTTCTAGTTCCGGTAGCAAGGTTCTCACCACCGGGGATAATCCCTCTAATCCAGTTATCTGTTTCTGCTTTAGTAATAGTAATTCCGCGAGATGCGGCAGCAGAACGGATCAGCCCAGAAAGTAACAAGCGACGCGATCCAGTGTTACCTTTACGGTATGCGTCTGCAATCATCTCGGAAGTACGACGTGAATGAAAAGTTCTTGCGTATCGATAAACTTCTTTGGCGTCGTCAGCAGTACTGACACTGATGTGACTTTTGGTAACAATACTAGAAAACATGCGGTTGAAGGAATCCGCTACCCCACCAAGAGTTCGAGACTTTTCTACGCGAGCAGCCTTGCCAATCTCATCCGCCTTAGAGGATAAACCCTCAGCAAAATCAAGAGCATTGGTTGCGTCGTTAATGTACTCGTCAACAATCTTAACTGACTTTCCATACGGCATAAGGGCAGCGCCAATAGAGTTGACCGCCTTCTTGCGAAGCATGGCAACAGGACCCATGCCCGGTACCAACGCAACACGCCTCTGGTTGGTAGAAGATATGCGACCATAAAAAGTTTTTTCGTCAAGAATTTTTTGCACAGCAGCACGTTGCACGTCAGCAGTTGCACCGACAGCGGCAAGTTCTTCAGATACGTTACCTGATGCAGTAATGAATGCTTCGTTTGTATCGTCAATGTACTTAATGGCAGTAGTGACATCAAACTTGCCCTCAGCATTTCTGGGCATGGTGGTCCTAAAGTCTTCAATAAGTTCTTCAGGCATGTTTGAATACTGACGAGTCATACGGTTGCGTGCGCTCGCTGCTTCTCCAGCAATGCGCGTACGCTCTGATCCTGTTGCTGCCTTAGCCGCAGTTTCTAATTCCTCAATCTTGTTGAGATCCTTAGTGAACTGATCAAACAAACGGTATGGCGCTGAGTTAATCGTTAATTTGCCAAGGCGCATTTGCTTAATAACACGGGATGCAGGGCCAGAGCCGGGTGCTAGGCTCGTCAACATCCACTTGGATGCTTGTGCAGTACGGTAAATCTTAGCGCCAATTAGTGTGGGATCAAAAACAAAAGATGCAGTTACTCCTGCAATGTTTGCAAGGTCCTGACGAAGTTCACCTCCGCGTGATGGATCGAACTCATCAACGTCAAGGGCTGCACCAAAAATAATTTGACCAGTATTACCAAGATGCGCTGAGTCAATCTGACGCATAAGTTCTTGTATCTGAGGATTAGACCTATTGTATGAAAGGTCTGCAACAATCTCTGCGGCCTCAGGAACACCAAGGTATCTGTCGGTGTAGGTAGACATGATAGCGTCTGGATCACCAAGCGCTGCACGCCTAGAAATTTCAGTAGCAATTTCTATTTGGAGAGGGGTGTAGTTGCCGCTCTCAATTATCTCACGCATGTAAGCCTGATCAAACACACCCGGCGCTACACGCTCACGGTCTTCAGGATCAAAGAATGCCTTTAACATTCCGGGCTGGCGAAGAATGGGATGGAGGCTACCCATCTGAGCGGAAGCCTCACCAGCAGAACGCAATCCCTGCATGACGTACTCATTGGCAATAACAAAAGGAGTCATTGCAATACCAAGGGCATTCATAATGCCGTTACTCATGTTCTCAATAATTGTTGGGTCCTCAAACGACTCAACAATCTTGTCCATAAGAATCTCTGGTGCTAGAGACGCCATCTCGGGACTCGTCTGGCGAAGCGTCAACATCACGTTACGAAGAGCAATCTCATCGCCAGAGTTGTACGCTGCAATCATTCTATCGGTTGCTGAGTTTACAATACCCCAGTCAACAAGGTTCTCAATATCATCGTCGTTGAGGTCAATCCCTTGCGCTGCGGCAGAACGAATAATATCTGCCGTTGCTTTATACTTTGAGATGTCGCGTCCAGTAAGACGCTTACCTTCAAGGGCAAGAAGTTCCTCTGCCTGATCCGCGTAGTTGTTTACAAAGTAATCTTGGTTCTCTGTGCCGGCAGGGTTGTAGAACTCTGGGGAAAGCGGATCATCGGCAGCACTAATAAACTCTTGTTCTTCTTGAGTTGTACGAGCAGCCTTACTGCGTAGTTCTTTAACTGTATCCCGAACGTCAAGTTTAATAGCCAAGTCCCGCTTTGCCGCATTGACGGGGCGAAAGTCCTGACTTGGTTGCAACTCTACAACCGCATTTTCACGAACCCACTGGTCTACCTTAGACCACGGATTACGTGCATTGTACTTTTGTGGGTTAGCCTTAATAGCCTTTTCTTCTAGGCGATCAGCGCTAGGATCAACCACTACCAACCACGCAACTCAAAGACACGAAGCAACTGAGACACCCTAGGATCGTTGGAAGACATCTGAATCTTGCGAAGAGTATCCGTAAGTTTTGGCTTAGCGGTAACGTTCGGTGCCATTGCCGGCATTTCACCAACACCGGGACCGAAAGGTGCACCAGCGGTTACGGGTTCATCTGGGCGCTGAGTTTGCGAGAACATCGGAACGCGGGTCTGGGAAGCACTGGCGGAAGCCTGACGGCTACGAGCAGCAGGAGACTTAGCCGATGGCGAAGCAGACATAGGAGCAGCAGACTGCATTTCCTCAAAGTCCCGATTCTCACCATAGGCCATACCAGTCATTGGTGTCTGTACCTGCTGAGGTCCACCATCGGTACGACGCGATAGAGCGCCCGGTGCTGATACTGGTGCTGGGTTGCGAGGTGTACGCATTCCACCTTGCCGTCCTTCAGCCATCTTCATCACCATCCTCAACGTAAACTACCTGTGCGCTATGCAACTCCCCATCAGGGGTAGGTGCCTCGTACTCTTCTTCGTCCTCGTCTTCACCAGAGAACATGCCGTACTCAATACCTGTCCGAATAGTATTCTCAACAAGTCTTTCCATACGGGTAACCATGTCATCCGCAACATCGGGTGACCACGACGTACCCTCCGATACCATAGAGATACGGAGGTCAAGGTAGCCAACATGCAAACTGATGTCACGCGAAGGTATTTTCCTCATGCTGGCTCCTTAGTTACTTAGTTCCCTTACCCTTTGTGCCCTTGGTGTGAACACCGAACTTGATCTTGTCCATGTCGGACGCCTTGCTACCTGCTGCACCCTGAACGGGGGCTGCGACATTGGGCTTACCGTGCGTGCCCTTATTCGGCTGTGGCATTGTTTCTCCTTAGTTGGTTACTTACCTTTAGCGTGGTATTGCTTGCTAGCCTTAACGCCCTGAGCGACAGTCTTTGCTCCGGCCTTCTTGGTCAAGTTGATCTTGGAACCATCACCGTGCTTGACAACAACCTTCTTGCCTTCTTTAACAACGGTGTGCTTCTTCTTATCTGCTGCCTTGAAAGTCTTCACCATTTCTCCTTATTAGCCCAGTACGCTGCACTCATCTTGCCCTTGGCAATGTTCTGTGCGTGACGAGCCTTGAAAGAAGCCTGACGCTTCGTGGGCTGCTTATCGCCAGTAACACCCTGCTGACCAAAGCGAATGGTCTTCACCTTGTCACCCTCTTTAGCCACAACAACGTGTGACTTAGTGGGGTGACTAGGGGTACGCTTAGGCTTATTGAATCCGGCTACACCAGCACGCTCAAGGCGTGGGTCCTTCTTACTTGCCACGACCTGCTCGCATATTGTCTACGAGGTTGGGGTACTTGCGTCCAGCCTTCTTGGCAGCGGCCTTAGCCTTAGCCTTCTGTGCTGGGGTAAGAGGTGTTGACTTCTTCTTAGGGTTGGGTTTGTCCCATACCTGCTTCTTAGCGGCCATACATTTCCTTGGTCTTCTTCTCGTCCTGACGCATACGCTGAAGCGCTAGTTTGTCTGCGTCACGCTGCTTTGCCTCAGCGGCTTTCTTGGCTGCCATACGACGCTCTGGAGCCTGCATACGGGTGCGTGCCATCTCACGACGCTGCGCTTCACCTGCCTTAGCAAGAACCTTTGGGCCAGAAGCGGAAGCCTTCTTGACAGGCTTGGCTGACTTCTCTTTGTACTTACCAGTAGGCTTTGGCTTCTTAACGTTAGGCATTTACTTACCCTTCGTAGCGAGAGGAGAAACGTCAGTCTTTACGTTCGGCATCTTCGTAGAGTCATCGGGATGATTCCCGTCTCCACCGGCTTTGCCAGACGTGTCAGTCCAGCATCCACAACCAATACACATAATGATTCCTTAGATAGGCATACGGCGTGAAACGCCAGCGGATAGATTTGCTTCGCCTCCAGCACCTAAAGATGCCATCAGCATTTGTAGATCAGGTCTACCACCAGCAGCCATACCAGCCTGACCGGGAGCAACACCACGCATGAGGCCACTAGAACTCAATCCCTCAAGGTCTTCACCCGGTCCACCGGGAGGAGCCTCACCGGGGGGGCCGACCATCTCTGCGGCCTCCTCACCCATCTGCTCAACTCCCGGTGGCGGGGTCATCTCCTGCGGTGCAAACGCCTCCGATACAACCTCTTCGATTGATCGACCCTTCTGGCGTCCAAGGATAATCATTGACAGGCGAGATAGCACTTCACCGGGGTCTTGCCCCGCTTGTGCCAGCACCGGGATCGCTTGAGCGTATCCAGCCACTGCCTGCTTCAGCGCGTCTCGCATCTCTTCGATGTCTACACGCTGCTCTTCCTCGGACGCATTCAGTGCGAATGGCATCTGTCTGCGCAAGAAGTCACGCGAAATAAGGCGGTCACCACGGGCCTGAAGTCCGAAGACGAGGGCGCGGTTGGGATCAAGGCCAGCCATAAGGCCATACTGGACATCCACAGTACGGTCGCCCTTGATGTCCTTATCGGGCTGATACTTGATCTCGTATGGTGTTCCATCTGAGTTGCCGCGTAACGTTTTAGTTTCAGAACCAAACACTGCCTCGTCTACGAGGAATGCTTTACGCATAAGGTTCTGGAAAGTCTTAGCAAACATCGACTGCCCTGTACGGATTTGGGTGTCGAAGCCTGACATGAGAGCCTGTACACCACGACCAGTGACAGTGCTTCCGTCTACCTCACCGTTGCGTGCGTTGGGGTAACGTGATCCTTGACGTAGTTCCTGATCCAGAATGCCCTGCTGCGCGAAAGCAGCCTGTGGTACATCTAGGGGAACACGACGCACAAGGTTGCCGTTGGCTGTGCGGATAACGCTATCCGGTCCAAGGGCAAGTTCTTGTGCATCAGGTGGCAGAACGATGGGTGCCTGTACGCTCTTCTGTGCCGCTTCCAGCGATAGGAGTGCGAAGCGGGCTTTAGCGACCTGCACTGCAAGTACATCATCGAACTGACCATGTGACTCATCATCGACACCGGGCCGTTGAGTCCACTCAATCAAGCATTCCCCAATGGGGTTCTTGACTGACTCCAGCACAACACCATTACGGGTGGGCAGGAAGAGCATATCGACCTTGCGGTCGTGGTAGCGAACAATCTCAATCAGTTCACTACCTGTGGAGGATGCCCGAATAACGGACGCCGCCTGTGGGTACATCGCAACAAGTTCATCGCGTGACTTGTAGAACGAGAAGAAACCTGCACTAATGTTGTGCCAGCGGTCCATGATCGGGTATGCACCAATGGAATCCATGAAGGTAATCCGTGGCATACGGTTCTCTACGTCGATCTCCACCATAGCCGGTACGAAACCGTAGGTGAAGTAACGATCAGTAGCCGTGTACATCTGACGCTGCACGTCAGAGAAGTCAAGGTAACCGTTAACGATACGGGTACGCTTCTCAGCGAACTCACGGGAAGCAGAAGAGATCATCTTGCTACTGGAGCAGTTGAAGGCAGGCAGTGGTGCAAGGACCTCAGCGAGGTCACGGGCTGCAACATCGACCATGTTGGCTACAATGCCCCGGTCGAAGGGACCCTCAGGGAATAGGTCGGGGAACACATCACGCATACGGCCCTGACGGACAGCAAGAACGTTCTGCATACGTTGGTTGCGGTCAGCGAAGTGTGCCTTCTGCCGTGTGTATAGTGCCTGAATCTCCCGAAGGGTAGTGTTACCACCCGGCTGATCCAAGTAATTCTCGTCACTGATGGAGATAGTCAAAGTGTACCCCTCACGCCCCTATAGGGGTCCATGCTTTTTGTGCTTCCATGTCGGCAAGATTAATTGTGTGCTGTTGTTTACGGTCCCAACCAGTAAGGAATGGGTTCTTTACGTGCGTACGGTAGTTACTATTTAAGGTGATACGGTCACGGCAAGCCAGTTCAGCGAACCATAGGGCCATCACAATGTCCGTCTTCTGGCTCTTACCGGCATTAGGTGACCATGTAACCAGTTGCTCAATCATGCTCTTGCACGATTCCTGCCCGTGGGTGGAGGGCAACTCAATCAAATGGTTGCCATCCTCGTAGCCATTGAACAGGGTCGTCATGGACGACACACCAAAGTCCGTGTCATGCTTATTGGCACCCGTAAAGTGGGGCCGAATCACCGTACCCCTGCCAGCGCAGTAGTCGTTGATCTCCCTATCGTGCACCAAGAAGCCCTGAAAGCCGTTACGTTCGATACGCCACTCACTGATACCGTACTTATCGGTCCAGTTCTTGATCACTTCACGCATAGCATCAGGGGTAATACCGGACTTGTTGTACACATCCAGTACATAACGCTTATTAGACTGAATGTCTAGTCCGATAACCACGGCAGCGGTATGTCCAGTGGTAGCAGGGTCCAGTCCAGC